TGAGCTTTCTAGCTTGTCGAAACCGCCGGGGGCTACTGAAGTGTACTTTCCTTGTACATACGCCGGGTTATACGTCGGAGACGAATCGGTGTACTTAGGCGTGAATGTATAATTTCCCGACGGGTCATTTTTGCCAAAATCAAGGTAATGCTGATAGGGGTCTCGGCCATAATTAGGGTCTGCCGCAACATCCGGGTGTGCTTTAAGATACGCTTGAGCGTCAAAGTTGGTACTGCTCGTGTCGGGAGTTCCGCTCGCGAATGCACTTGCCCGCTTTAGAAAGTCCTCATTGTAATTCGTACCGCTCTCCGATGTTGACTGGCTTTTAGACTTGGTTTTACTCCTGCTTCCACTTCCGCTGATACACCCGACAATCGGCCCAGAGTATTCGAAACTATCGCGCTCAACTATCTGTTCACTGTCGAGATTAATGATAATCTTACTGTTGATTCGCATAGTTCGGCCCTGTTCGAAGCTTCCCGTAGCGGTTATTTTTGACAAAATGAAACTCGTAACCGTCCTTTTTGTAGCGGTGAAACGCATACGCGCGCGCTTCTAAAATCCGCACAATGGCGCTTATCATCTTGAGTGCATTTCCCGGCATGATCAGTACGGCCACATAGACAAGCGGCCCGTGCGTCAAGTCGCATTTCACGAGCACGTCGAATTCCTGATTTCTAACCACATTGATTAGCTCAGGAAAAAACTGATAATAGCCGAGCAGGAAATTTGGCTGATCTTCTGGAAAGTAAAACAGCCGATTGTTTTTCTCGCATAGCCGCAGTGTCGAAGTGATCTCATCTCCACCCAGAAATGGGAAGTGCTCGGCCATCATTTCTGTCAATCTATCGAGCATTTAGAACACCATCACGCGCATCTGAGCGCTCGCGGCATTGGTTTTAAGGTATATTTTATTGTTATCCCACGCCGTGGCGCCCTTGTACGTCACCGCCGCTTTGTCCTGGCTGATAACAATAAAGCCAATCGCCACGGTTCCAAATCCGTGCTCTATCCACCACTCTGTATCCGGGGTTGCCGGTGTCGTCACGTCGATAAACTGCCTTTTGTCCAAGGCGTTGTTGATAACATCGTCTATTTGCGGGTTTAGCTCCCCCGCATCCATGAACCGCTGCATGCTCTTAAAAAATCGTCGATAATTCCTCGGCACTGATAATTGCCGGATTGTTAGTATCGCCGTATATCACCGAGTTGCCGGTGTCTGAGCGCTGTCCGATAATGAATGTGTGAGTTCCGGCCGCTAACGCATCGGTGACAAAGCTAAATGACGCATTAATAGGCCTGTTATTGTCGGAATATATGGTGGTAAACCCGTCAGCCCCACCAACGTTGACGCCATCTATTAGTATTGTGACAAACGTGGGCTGCTGCGTTACCGAATCATTCGCCGCATTACCGCTAAACGTTACCCGTACACGATGGTTATTCGCTACAATTATACTAGTGAACAGCCCTGCCACCTGGGTAAAACTACCAAAGGGCGCAGCAACGGAAATACCGTCTATTTTAGTCGTCTTGCCGAAATGAAGCCCGCTTCCGTTGGCAAAATCAGCCGCGTCCACATACGCCTTGGTTGTCAAGTCTATTGCCGCCAACGGCAGTCCGTTAATCGCAAGCGCATAGACATCAACCCAGACGGGCGCGGCTTCAGTGCCGTCGTTGCGATCGAAGAATAATTTGCCGGCATTACTGCCAAATCCCGAGGTAATAACGCGCCAATCCCGATTGGTGGCATCGGTTCCAATCATGCGAATGCTAGGAAACGCCAGCCGCAGGGCTAACGGCCCCGTCATTGTATCGCCCGCCTTGGACACTCGTGCAGCCAAGTCCGTCACCAATGAGAGTATTTTCGACTGTTGGATATTGGCTGTAGCACGGACATTCGCATCGTCAATATTGCCGTTGACTAGATTATAAAGTGCATCGAAGTCCGCATTGACCTGTGCCGCCTCGCCGGTCTTGGACGTACCGGCAACAAAAGTGAATAATTTATTTATAATACCCATTTAGACGTCCGGATTTAGAGTAAACACGTCATAGAAACGCCTGTCTTTGCTCCGCCATTCTACGGCCAAAGAGAAAAATTTGAACAACGAACCGTCACCCGTGTTAGAGATTTTAGTGCTGTAGTAACGGCCATACTTGTAATCGAGAACCGAGGTGCGTGAACTGTTAAACGACGTTCCGCCCCATGCGCCAATATCCCAAGTGCCGCTATCCCAGATCCCCGTCGGTATGTCACTCGTGACACTCCCGGCCGATAACTGCTTTTGAAAATAATCAATCTGGTATTGCACCGTTTTAGTGGCGTCGAATACCGGCTTTAACCATCGTACCTGCTGATTTTGTAACGGATTGCCAAGATAGCGAGTTGTCAAAGAACAGGTGTAGTCCGTACCCACGTCCTGAATGCCCGTGTCGAGCTTTCTTATGATGCCGTTGGTGGAAAGACCCGCCAAAAGCTGTCCGCCATCGTTGATACCGTCAAAAGTGGCAAAAGAATCACAGTTAAACCCGGTGTATTCAGTCCATGCGATCTGTGAGCCCACCATGTCGATATTCGTGCCCACCCACATTGTGGCATTGGCGCCGCCGGCGGCATCTAAGGAATAAAAGTATTGCCTGAGCTTGGGGTAATACTTCCCAACCGCGCCTTTGAAGTAGCCGCTAAAAACAGGATTTATCTTGTTGCTGACGAGCGTTACATTTGCCCCGTCGGTAATATAAATCCCGTCCTTGCCGCCAAATATCACACCGGCCGGAATCACTTGCCCGTTGCTCATCGTGGTGACAACATCGGCTGACCATGCGGAAACACAGCCCACATCCGAATATTGACGAAACACGTTGCCCAACAGCGGAGAGCCTTGCAGCCGCCAGAGGCCGGAAGTCTTGCCGCATATCAGGCTATTATTTGCCGCTTTTAGGAACTGCCCGGTGCCGCCCTTATTGTCAGCGATATTGAGCAATGCCGCGCCCTGCCAGACGTCATCAACAGACAGATCGCTAAATGCGACGAAATTTGGCTGAAGGATATACAACCGGTCAAGGTACATTTCAATTTGAGAGCCTATGGGGGCCGCGGAAATTACGCTTGCCGCTGTTCCGTCATAGGAAACCATCGAGCCCACATTGTTGACCATGTAGGCTTTGTCCTTGCTTGACCAAGTAGTAAAAGAAAAGCGCGGTATGAAAGTCTGCCCGCCGAGGATCGGAGTAGGCGCGCCCGTAGTGTCGTCTATGCGATAAACCGAAATGCCGGAAGCAGCTAAGGTTATCCCCTGGCCTGACTGCTTGTAGAAACGATAGAGAGACTTGACCGGGTTAGCGTCAATAGCGAACGGGCTATAATTGACCTGCTCGCCCCTGCCGACAAGATACCCGGCTGCAACCGGATACATGTTCTTGCAGTCGAGCAGATCATTTTCGCCAATATTTAGGGGCTGGCCGGTAAGATTGATACCGCCCGAAAATGACGAAAGTATTTCGGGCTTGAGCGCCATTTTACCTCTTCCAGGACCGTGGCGGCGGCTTGCTCAATTCCGCTGCTTCCTTCATTGCTTCAGGCGGAGCGGCTTTAACCTCTGGTGCAGCCGGTGGCTTTGTCGCACTGTCCCCTAATTCGTGCCGCTGCCAACACTCGGGGTAGTGATACCGCTTATTGTCAAAACTTAGATGAAAAGAATCGAGCGCCTTTACTTCCCCGCCACATTGCGGGCAATAGATCGGCTGTATTCCGCCGACTTCGGTAGGGCTATAATTGTTATCCGCCATTTTTCCTCCTCAATAGTCGTTGTAAGCCGTTGCGTGCGGAGCGTCTAAATCGTTTTCCTGATCGGCAAACATTCTGACAATCAGATTTTCGTACTCCCCTTTGGTTGTCATGTAATCCCCCAGCGCGTCGAACCTTGCACCGTAACAATAAGCGCCCGCCACGATTGCCGGGGTATGCTTTAGCTTCCACTCGGTAATATCGTCGTTCTCGGTTAACGATGCCGGATCTTTGTACTTCCACACGTATAGTTTTTGTAGTTCCGTAGGCACGGCCGGCGCAACATCGGCTGTCGGT